ACCACACAATCAAATTTTTCAAAATACTTCTTATCAAAAGTAGCAAGTGATTGCCATGTAGATATAACCACAGGTTTACTATCATCTATTTCATAACCATAATATTTTCTTTGTACAAATTTTTCTGCTTCCCAACCATAGTCCTCAAAGTCTTTATACATTTGCTCAACCAATGATGTAGTTGGTACAACCAATAAACAATTTTTATCTAATGTAGTGAGTAAACGAATAATACAATATATAATTAATGACTTACCTGAGGCCGTAGGTGATAGTAATATTGTCCGTTTATTGTTAATTGCATGAGAAAACGCTGATAATTGATAATCTCTTATTTTTATCGAATCCTTGATAATCTTGTCTGAAAACTTAGAAAAACCTTCGCTTAGCGCAACGCCAGCAGGGTTTTCAAGACCCTCTCGTATGATTGTACCCCCCGAATTTTCAATAAAATGTTCAACATAAGGTAGTAGTCCGTAATATAACTTTCCTGTTGCTTTTGAGAATAATCTTATTTGACCATCCCATCTTTTGGCACGAACACTAGGCATAAAAGAAGCACCAGGTACTTTGAAAGTAAAAAATTCAGATAATTCTTGTAGTAAACCTAAATCTTCACTTGTACACTTAATGTACGATTCGTTATACTTTGTTATTTTTAATTCTCTCATCAAATTCTTTATATGATATATTTGACCAATATTTTCTATCCATTTGTTCTAGCTCAGGTATAGGTTTACCTACATGTATAAACTCATGATCTGTATCGTATATGTTTAAAAGTTTTTTTGTATGTCTAATCCAGTTTTGTGGGTCTATTGCTTTTGCTTGTGTTCCTACGTACCCCTTTGAACCCTTGTATATGTTGTTCACTTGTTTTGACTTCGAATGGTAATCGTACCCAATTAGATATATTTTTTTGTCCACATCCGCTGCCATCATTGCAATTAAGACACCTGCGTTTGTTTTCTCTTGTTGGTATTTGCCCAATCCCATTACTTTGTCTTTTTTCTTTGTCCATGTTATAGTGTATCCTTCTTGGTCTTCACCAAAATGTAATTTAAAGTCATCTTCATGCCAATCTTTATTTTCATCCCTAAACTTTCTAATCATATCGACATTATTTGCCCAACACACAAAAAACTTCTTTTTTTCATCAGGCCACTCATGTTCATCTGTAAACTTATAAGGATCAACATTACCTAAAAACTTTGCAGCTGTTTCAGGATAAAATAACTTTTCATATAAAGAAGCAGGATTTTTTTCCCATTGTTTTAGATATGTAATATTTTTAAATGCATATCCACTGCGATATATCTCATGACAAATATTATAGTCCATTGCAACCAATACATCTGGTGTAAAGTCTCTATATAAACCATTGCAACCATATATCTTACCAAAAGGTCTAAGTCTTTCTAAATCAAAGTCTTTTCTACTCTCACCATTACCTATACAAAAAATCATTACACTACCTCGTAATTTATGTTTATGTTTATCTTTGCTGAATAATCAGTTTGACTTACTGATCTGTGTGGAGTATCACCATCAAATATTATTGCATTATTCTCAACAGCATTGAATATAGTACCATCATGAAATTCTGTATACCCATTATTTGTATTGATTGATAGTAATAACACTTTGTGTTTTGCGCTTTGATCTATATGAAATGCACTTTTAAAAGGTTCATTTTGATAAGGATATAAATTAACTTTTGTTCTAATGATTTTTACCATTCCTTCTTCTATATTTAACTTGTCTATTATAGGTTGCATAATTATATGATGTAATTTAGGGTCTGATACTTTTTCATAATTAACAAATAACATATGCGTTAATAAACAACCTAATGACTTATCTTCTTTTGTGCCTACATGTTCTTGTCTATAAAAAGGAAAGTTTGCTGACATCAAAAGCTTTTGTATTTCTTCAAAGTTGTGTTCAGGTAAAAAGTCTTCGTATATTTTCATTTCTTTTTAAACATCTTAGATACCACACTAATAGGGTTTCTTAATGCCTCATATACTTTCCATATCTTATGAATATGAATATCTAATTTTTTGTCAAGATCATCTATCTTTTTTTCTATGCGTTTTAAGTCTTCTTTACTCATTACATACTACCCATAGTAAATTTTTTCCATTCTATTGCGTTCTTAATTTGAAATGTACGATTGTTTATTTGTTTAAGTGTGCTTTCACAATAACTACATATTTGTTTTAGATATTCTACTTTTTGTCTTGATTTAATTATTTCTTCATCAGCATCAATAAATTTATCAACGTCTTGTCGTAATACTTTTAAATCAAAATTACTATCTTTGTATGCTTGTGGTTCTGCTTTACCAGTATAGAATAACCACTTTTTTAAATGTAGTTGTGAATGATCACCCTCTGCCTTTTTGTGCATGAGAGCATATGTGGAATAAGTTTTAAGATATTGAGAATGAAGTTGTGGGGTCTTTAGACTTTCTAAGTCTAGTTCAGTATCATCAATTGTCAAATCTTTCTCGGCCTTCGCCTGAAGTTCATCAAGTGTCATAATTTAATCCTTTGTATTATATAGTAAACTAAAAAGGGGTCGTATATTCGTGTAATTTATATCCTAATGTAATAGTTGCTTGTAGATATTCTATGTCAGTTGCATTTTGATTATATTCTAAAGCAGATAAACTTTTTGGATATGTATCTCTAAAAGTTAATTCTACTAAAGGTATATTTCTATTTGATAATGTTATTAGTTTTGCATCTGAAAATATAGCACCATCATTAGTTGCTCTTGTTGCTCTACCTGCATCAGAAAGATTGGCTTGTTGAGATAATGGCATTCTATCACCACCTTCTGTAATTAATGCTCTATACTTGTCATCGCTATCTACTTGAGCAAGACCTACCATCCAATCGTGTACACTACGATAATTAGTTAAGTCTTCATCTACAATAAATGTTACGCTTAAATCTTCAAATGTCAAATCATTACCTGGTATACGAATTTGTTGTAATCTAGTAGGTTGATTTAATTCTGTCAAAGAAATACCAGGGATATTTGCTTGAATAGAGTTAAATTCTACTCTAGGTAGTTTTGTTATTTGAAATTTAAACTTAGTAGGATCTGCATAGTCTAATCCAGACCCACTTGGTTGTTTACTTGATAATGTTGTGTCAGTCATATAATAGTATTTATAATAAAAAAAGGGGGCGATAAAGCCCCCTCTTTAATTTCGTTATAAACGATATATTACATTAAGTTAGTTACTTTAACCATTCTGTAATAAATGTTTGCTTGGTCAGTTCCAACGTCAGTTGCTTGTGAAGAAGCTTCTGCAAATGGGTTTCTGATAAGACCATATCTAGTCTTGAAACCAATTTTTGGTTGGAATGTGTTCTCACCAACCGCTCTCACCATTTGTAGTGGAACGTATGGACAATAGAACATACCAGCATCATAAGGTGATGTACCTTTATAACCTACAACGTAGTATTGAGCAGCTGTGTTGTTTGATGCATAAGGATCAATATACACTTTGTATCTACCGTTTAATGTACCAGCAAAAGTATTACCAGTATCATCTACGTTTAGTGAGTTATTAAGAGCAGGAGTGTAATCTAATACACCAGCCATTTGTAATGCAGAAGCAACATCTGAAGAACAGATAATGATATTACCTTTTCCACGTCTTGTTTCTTGTGCGATTACGTTAGCGTCACGCTCTACTTGGAACATAAGACCTTTGAACTTCTCAACAGACCATCTACCGTTTGAATCTGTATCTAAGTCAAAAGTACCAGCAGTTGTAGTATTTACACCTGCACCTTTTTTCGCTTTTTCGTAAATTGTTCTTACTACTTCTCTGTTGATTTCCGCAAGGATCTCAGCAGAAAGAATGTTAGCAAGTTCAGTTTCAGCGTCTAAACCGTGGATTGCTTTTAAGTCTTGAGCAAGTTCCATTGTGTATTCTGCTTTTAACTGTCTAGTTTTAGCAGTAACAGTGGACTTTTCAATACTGAAAGCCATCTCAGCGAATGATGAACTTGCTTCAGCAGTTGCTGTTGCAATACCAGTACCAGCTGTTACACTAGTTGTAGTATCGTTCATTAAACCTGGGTTTAGGGCAGCAGAACTATGAGTACCAGTTCCAGAGAAATCTGAATCTGCTTCATTGAATAATGCTTCTGTACCTGAGTTTGAAGTAAATCTGGACTTCATTGCAAAGATAAGACCAGTTGGTCCTGTCATTGGTTGAACGCCACAGATGTCGTATGCGATTAAGTTAGGCATAGCTCTTCTAACAAGTGAGATTAGGATTGGATCCCAATTTGCTACAGCGCTGTCACCAGTCACGTTAGCTATCTCACCCAAGAACGCTTTGTCTTCTCTCGCAGCTTTCTCTTGGTTTTCAAGGATAACAGCAGTCACCGCTTTCTTGTAAGGGTTTTCTATTTTTGGTAGATCGCCATGTTCAAGAACCGGAGCCCACTTTTCCTGTAAGTTTTGTGAATTAAACATAATTGTTTATATCTCCTATTTCTTTATTTTCCGTAGATATCTCTACTTTGTCCCCTACTGATTGCAGCCGCATATCTAGACATTGAATCACTCAGGTCTGATACTATATTGCTATCATTAGAATCTTGATTTACTGTATCAACATTTTCAGTTGATTCAGGTGCTACTGCTTTTCCAAAATAACTTTCTTTAATTGTATTAAGTTTTTTAGCATAAGCGTCAGCACTTTCGAAAGATACGTCTTCTACTAAAGATTTAATCTTTTCTTTTTCAGTATCAGCTAAGCCTTCTACTGTCTGTTCAAAGATTTCATCTTTTGTATATCCTTCGATTAATTTTTTGTCTTCGATGGTTTTTTCAGTCATCTCATTGATTTTAGCTTTAACTTCTTCAAGCTCTTTTTCTTTTGCTTCCAGAACGTCATATTTTTCATCTGGAACATCAATGTAATGATCTTCAAATAATTGTTTTAGACCACCAATAAAGTCTTCAGCGATTTCTCCCTTAATACCTTTTTCGATTGCTAATTCATTATCTGCCATCCACTGCTCAACAACATAGTTTAAGTAGTTGTCAACCTTAGTAGTTAACTCTTCCTTAACAGTTGATTTTGCTTCGTCTAATTCACTAGCGTATTCGCCTTCTAATCTTTCGATTTCGTGTTTTACTTTAGACTTAACAGCAGCTTCGAAGATTGTCGCAGCTTTGGTTTTGAATTCCTCAGATAAAGAATCATCTCCAGAAACTAAAGCATTAACATCATCTGAAACATCAATAGATTTTACTCTTTGATCTACAGCTTCTTTGTTTACTTTCTTTTCTTTGTCATCTTCTTTATCATGCATACCTTCTTCTTTTTCACCATGCATTGCAGACATTATCTTTTTATAAGACGCAGCGATGTCGGACTTTTTCATTTTGTTCATGTTATCATACATTGCCTGAATCATTCCAGACTTTGTTTTTGGCATTTCCATGATTTCGTCTTCGTCTTTCGCGTCTTCTTTCTCGTCTTCTTTGTCACCATCGTGTGCATCTTCCTTAACTTTCGCCATAGGTTCTGCTGGTGCGGC